CCTACCATTCTTAAGAATGAAGATACTGTTCTATTACCATAACGCTCAAATTCTTTCTCGTAAGTATCAGGAAGATATTGATTTAAGAAATCGAAGTTAGTAATATAGTTTGTTTGTAACGCTACTTGTTCTGCTGACGGTTGCAGAGCATATGTTGGCGTTGATAATAATGCACTTGCCATTTTTTTTAATTTTTAATGTTATTAAATACGTTTTATGCTACGAATTTTAAGACTCCTTCCTGAGTCAGGATTTATAGCCTTAACCTGCATCCCATCATTAGTTTTTGATACTTCAGTTGCTTTTCTTTCAGACATATTTATATTCTTTATGTTTTTAAGAGTACCTTCTGTTGCATCTGCTTGTCCTTGCTCGTAGAAGAACTTTGCAAACTTTTCGGGATTCATCGCAATTGCTAAAGACTTATGATAGCCTGCCGCATCTTTAATCAAACCACTTTCATCTAAAAACTTTTTAATAAAGTTCTCAGGATTAGATTGTAGTTTTTTTAACTCTTTCGCATCGCCCGGAGAATATGCAATTTTTTTATTGTTGACTTCAAACTCAAAACCTTTGAACTCGTTGCCAAAAACTTCGTCAGTTTTTTGATTAAACCACTGACGCTTGAGATTATTCTCGTCTTCTGTAGTCTTTGATTGCTTTGTATATTCGCGGAACAAATTGTACTCTTCTTTTTCATCGGGCGAAAGGGATGCCGAACTTGACTCAAGGGGCATTTTATACTTTTCCTTTTGATTATTGAAGAATTTTTTTGCTTCGTTAATAATCTTTTTTCTTTCAATTTTTATTTTCTTAACTCTTGATTCATCATCAATATCTTCATCAAATCTGTAATCATCCATTAAAGAATCAATATCTTCAGCATCAAGACCTTCTTGAGTAGCTGATAAATATTCCTTTACAAGTTGCTCAGGCTCCATTACCTCAAAATCTTTCTTTAATTTAATAAAGTCTTCAAATCCTCGTCCTGTTTCCTTTTTATATTTTAAAAAAGAAGCAACATCTTCAGGTAATTCTTCAGATTCTTTTCTTTCAGAAACTAATTCATCAAAAGAATTAATCTGTTTATTATATCGTTTTCCAATATATGAAAGAACTTTTTGTTCATCTAAATCATCTTCAACATTATTCCTTTCCGGAGCAACTTCATTTACTGAAGGAGCAACTTCATTATTAAATTCTTGTTCGTGTTTCTGAAGTAGTTCTTGTTCTACTTGAGCAACACCTTTTTCTGCTACTCCGTCTAAGAGTCTAACTTTTAATTCCATTTTATTTAATTTAATTTTTTACAAATTTAAACAATTTTTTTGACATTTTTTAACGTGGGTTAAATTCTGCCAAATCAAAACCATCTAAGCTATCTTCATTAGATTCAAAATCTAAAGGAGGAAGATTGTTTTTACGTTGATTAATTAATTTAGATTGTTCACTATTTTGTTGGCTAATTCTTTTTGATTTAGCATCTTCTTTTCCTTGGTCTCTCATAGATAATGTGCCATTATTAATTTGTGCTAATTGCATTTGGAAATTAAATTCCTTTTCCATTAACATAATTTTTAATTCTGCTTCTCTTTCCATTTTTTGGCTATCAAGTTGTGTATCTATTTGCTTAATCTTCATTGTAGATTCTAATTCTGCTTGAATTTTTTGCATAGCCACTTGACCTGCTAATTGCTGTGATTGTTGATTTTGTTGTGCAATCATTGCCTGTTTTTGCATACCCATTTTCTCTTCCCTTTCTTGCTTTTTAACTCGTTTAAGTTTAAGCAATTGATTAGCAAGTTTTAAATTTTTCAATTCTCTAATATCAATTGCATCCTCAAGATTTATATCTCCTTTACTTAAAGCCATTTGAATATTTTGTTCAAGTTGACTTCTTTGTTCCTCATCCGGTGCAACTTCAATAAAAATACCAAAGTCATAGATATACAAATCACTTATTTCATAAAGCAAATTGACATTGTATTTTCCTATTTGATTGGCAAATTCATCTTTAAACTCAGCATATTCTAATATGTCGGAGACTCTATAAGTTAAAGCCTCAGCTAATGTTCTATATATGTACAAACCTGACTCAAGAATATGTCTTGTTGCTGTATTTGAATTAAGAGCAGCTAACTTCTGTATACCAACTAATGAATTAGGGTCAGGAGTAGACCCATCACGAGCCTCATTAAGCCCTGTTACAGACCTAATCATATCTAAGTAATGGTTATAATTAGCAAGTAGCATTTGAGTTTTGCTTGCCCCTGAATTAGAAGTAAGTTGAGTAATAGGTATCTTTGCGTTATTAAAGTCTCCATCTCCTGTGAAACTACGTCCAATTACACTACCTGTTTGGAAATATAATCGTAAAGCATCTTCAGGATTATAAGCATTTCCTGTACCTAAATCAATTTCACTTAATCCATCTGCGTCAATAAATACACCATCAGGGACCACTCTATTTATTACCTGTTGTAATTTTAAATGCGTGATTTGAATAAGGTCTGCAAATGGAATACATCTACGAACCAATGATTCAATCATTCCTTTATACATACGAGGGGCACAAGCAACATAGTTAGGTATGGCATATTGAGAAGCTGATTTAGGACGAACCATATTTTCAGCTAATTCCCATTTAAGAAGGATATTAGTTCCCATAACCATAATACCCTCATACCATACATCTATTGTCTTTTCTATTTTTTCAAATCCCGCTTCATCCATCATATCTTGAGGGGGATTGAAAGAATCATCTTTTTGAATAATTCTTATCCCACCACCATCAAGATTTTTCTTTTTATAAACAATTTTTTTAGAAGTCTTATAATTGAAATACAGTAAAGTACAAGTATCACGGAAGAACATATCATTCTGATAAAACTGTGCTACATTAAAATAGTCATACCAAGAATTGCTAAATTGAGAAATTTGATTCAAATCTTCTTTTGTTAATTCTTGGTCTATTTTGTATAATTCAGTTAATGGAACAGTTTTAACTTCTCCCCAATAAAAACAATCTTTGAATTTTGGGTCTTCAGTATAACTATAAACAATATTTGCAGGGTCTACATAAGATATTTTAACTCCTGACCCCGGAAGAAACTCGTGCTTTGCTACAGATATTCCAATAACAGTTGCATCATAGTCAAGTCTTTTTCTAATATCATCATACTTGTTACTATCAAATATTGTATTAATGGCTTCTTCTTCTGCTATTTCAATTGCAGGCTTGTAATTAAGCTGCATATGAAGTTTCATTTCATCATCATTTGTAGGAAGTTTTTCAGGGTCCATCATAAATGGATTTGCCCCTGTAGATTGCTGAATAATATCCAACACTTCTTTTGCTGCGACCTGACCTTCTAATTGTTCTTGGTATTGATTACGATGGTCTTGAGACATAGCATCCTGTGCATATGCTTTTACTTTAAATAATCTTTCAGACATACCATTTACAACTATGTCTACAAATTTGGGAAGAATAGGGACAGGAGTCCAATCTATATTTAAGTAAGAAAGGTCTCCATCAATAGCTAATTCATTTTTATATTTAGCTACAGACTGCTCGCCTCTTGCATACAATCTAAGTCTATGAAACTCTCTCCATCTTCCATAATATCTACAAGTGTTCCCATCTTTTTTAAACCACTCGTATTGTATAGCTTGTCCTACTTGTAACCCATATGCGTCAGTTTTTTTTTCTGCATCAGTAGCCATTTGAGTTGGAAAAACTGAAGATGTTATGTCTATTAATATATTTTTCATCGTATCAATTGGCTTAAGTTACCATCCTGTTTATACCTTGCGAAGTTAATACTAATTTTTGATTCTTTTTTTTCAGGTAAATACAAATGTTTTTGATTTGCCATTATAGCCAATCCTGAACTTATAGAGGCATCATATTTAGTTCTATCGTTAATATCAAACTTAGCCCAATCCTCTAACGTCCTTATAAATGGCATTGTTCCCATTTCTTCAGGGTCTCTATATTTTGCTTCTAAATCTAATCCAATATATTTTTCAATATACGATTCAATAGCTGCTGCGTGTGCTTGTTTTACATCTTCTGATGAGTTAGGTATTCCTCCAAGTTCTTTTTCTGTTTTTGATAACTTTGCATATTGTTTATCAGGTCTATTTAAACAGAATCCACGATACCCTCTATTTTTAAAATGATATAATAATCTTGGTTTATTATTCTCTATTAGTATAGGCATTCCAAAAAATACACAAGCCATAAGGACTTCCTCAAAAAATATCTCAGCAGTTTGTGGACGAGCCGTATATTCTAAAAAAAACTCATTAACAGGACCTTCATCCATATGGAATTTAGTTAGTCCGTGTAATGAGCCATTTGACCCCCTCCCATCAACTACAGCAGATATATCATAAGAGTCACATCCAAATGACCCCATATGCTCATTACCTGCGTATTTAATACCTAATCTTGTATGAATATTATTCTGAAGAT